AGTACTTGCAGTCTTAAGCTTTTCCTCTAATTCTTCTAATAAGGAGATATTTTCTGCTGCTCTTTTAGTTAAGTTTGCATACTCTCTCTCAGCCTTTTTTAATTTTTTACGCAAATTAAGTAAAGATTGATAGGTTGTATCTTCATAATTTAAAGCCTCTCTTAAAGCTTTAGAAAAGTCTTTATCTGAAAGATTGCCTCCTTCTTCAAAAGCTTGAATAATTTTTTGATTATTTCTATCATCTAATATAGCCATTAGTTCATTCCTGCTTGTGCTCTTGCAGCTTGTATAATTCGTTCTTCTTCTTTCAAATCATCTACTAATAATTTAAGTAATGATTTTCTTTCTGTTGGAGTTATTTCGTCTAACTCAATAAAAGAAGTATGGATACGTTTACTTATTTGATATTTTTCCTGAATTATATTCTGCATTACAAGTGACTTAAATTCAGGATCATCTACTATTAGGTCTAAAAAATGTTTCGTTGATACGAAAGGGTACAAAATATTCCGTTCCACAAATCTTGCAATTTGTAGGATGAATAAGACTTGTCCCTATAGAATTATTCATGTCGTCAATATGATTAATTATTAATAGAGCATCTGAAAGAGGTAAATCTTTTACCCAATCCTCTAAGAAAACTCTATTAGGAGCTTCACCATCTATTTCTGTTATACATGACATAATATTAAATAAAAGAATAGGATTTTCATCAGACCCCTCATGTCTTCTTCTATATTCTTTTACTTTTGTTTGAATTCTATCTAATATACGAGGTGTTTGATATGTAAGTGTAACTGTTTGTTCAGAATTAGGTAAATATACAGTCTTTAAACTTTCATACTCATCTGTATACTCATTAACCCCAAGACTATCTAAATCTATTTCTGTAGGCTGTTCAAACCCACAAAAAGGACACTTACCTCTTAATGTATAATTATTACCAAATGTAACTACTCTTAACTTAAATAATAAATATTGATAATCACCTAAACATAAATCATAAGCAGATATTCCTAAATCTGATTCTAAACAATCATCTAATATTTCTGCCATTAATTTATGAGAACCATCAGTAATAGAAAGTCTAAGCATCTCATGTTTAGCTTTCATACTACTAATAAGTCCTGATGGATCTACTTCTATTCCTTCATATATTTTTCCTTGAGAAGGTAGATAAAATTCTTCAACTATTCTAGCGTCTGACATATTTTGTTTCTCCTTTAGTTATTAAAAAAGCTGACACAGAAATAGATCCATGTCAGCCTAATATTTGTGTTACACGAATCTCATATTAATATACAATAAATAAGTTATCTTTTTAATTAAATCAATAATAAGTTATCTTTGAGATTCTTCATATATAATTTAGCGTTGATAGCGTATTAAACTTCTTCCTCTTCATACTCTGCTAAGTCAGCTTCAAGATCATCAAAAGTCATTTGACTATCATCACTTTGATTTTGTTTTCTAAATCTATATTCATTTCCTTTTTTAAATCTACCCTTTTCTCTAGCAAGTTCATTTGCTTTTCTAATATCTTCTTCATCAGATGCCATTTCCTCATCATCTTGGTCAAAGATACTAAGTTGTCTATTATCATATTCTTTTCCGTAGAGAGCAGGATAAATATATTTTTGGAATAATCTCTCATCATGCTTTTCCATATAATCAGCATAGTTATATATAACTGAAGCTATTTTTATAAGCCATGACGCATCACTTAAACATAATATAATATGTTTACATCCAGGACCTTTATCATTATGTGGATTTGTTATTTTAGCAGGTCTATTTTCTGGATCTCCTATAAGTAAATTATTCTTTGTTGCCCAATATTTAAATCTATATCTAAAATCTGGGCAAGTACAATTTATATAAACATCTTCACTATTAAAAGCTTTTGTTAGTGCTTTTAATATACATTTACGATCTATTTTATCAAGTCCTCTTCTCTGTAATTCATTTTGTATTTCTATAAGCACTCCTACAAAAGATATTCTTACTTGATAAATATTAGTCTCGCCTTTTACATCTATTAATAAATCTAAAATATCCGTCTTGAAGAATTTGTTCATATCAATATTATTGAAATGTTTAATAGACGGTGCTATTTTAGATTTTTTTCTTCTATGATACCTATTCTTACCAAACATCTGATTCCATGGTACATAATTTGCACCATTTTTAGATTGAGTAAGAAGTGAGGATCTCTTATCTTCAAGAAGGATTCTACTCATTATTTTACCAATGAAGCTGGGTGATATATTTCAACCACCCAGCTTTTAAATTAATTAAGCATTAATTACTTCATTATATGATTCGACAATTGCTCTATCATATTCAATAGTGCATCTAATTCTTCTTGCACTATTTCCATTATCAGCTGAAAATTGATCTTCATCAATATTACTAATCCAACATCCATCAAGTCTCCATGTTCTTACTCTTACAGTATAATCAGGAGTATATTCTGAAAGCCAAGCAGTATACTTGTAGTCTTTTTGCTGACCAACAATTTGCTTTTCTGGATTTCCAGACTTAGCCTGCCAAGCCATAAGAATATCTTTTGTTTCAGCTCCAATGAAGTCATAGCATTCAAGTGAACCAGAAGGATAACTAATTACTCCAGCATATTTAACTGCAGTATTACCTCTTCTAACTTCAATAGGAGTTTGTTGGAAATGAGGAACTGATGATGCTGATACAGAAAGTCTAATCATTTCCTGTGCATTTGGAAATGTTTTATTATCATTTCCATAAGCTGTAAGTCCTCTAGCTAAAGAAGGATCTATTTGAAATTCAAAGTTATTTGATCTCTGAATTTCATAAAGCTCTTTATTTGCAGAGAAATGATAAGAACCTATGTCTGATTTTACATTAGCAGGAATTGGCATTATTTATTTCTCCTTTATTTTATTACGCTGTTTCAGCTACAGAAATATCATTATTCTCAAGAGTTACTCTGAGTTCAAATACTTCTACTGAGTTAATAGGTCTAATTGTAATATTAGCTAAAACTTTATAAGCTGGAACACGTTGTCCACTTTCTGGATCTACATTATATTTTACAATATTATAATCAGAAAGAATATAATTTGAAACCATTCTATCAAGAATAGGTGAAACAAGAGCTTTAAAGTTTAACCAAAGAACATCAGTGTTTTGTTCAAACATAAGTGTCTGTGAAGCTTCGTATAATGTCTTCTTAATATCTGAAGTAAGATCTCTGATATTAAGGAATGATGTAGCTTGTGTACCAGCACTATTGTTTCTAAGTGTTCTGTTACCCCAAATACAATATCCATAATTTCTGATATAAGTAATAGGGTTAATTGAGATTGCAGACTTAGAATCTTGATTTTCACCAGGAATAATCTGATATGAATCTGCAACGTTGTTTGTAAGATTGTAATTTGTATGAAGTCCACCACAATATGGTACAACTCCTCTAGCAACACCAGATACTGCTAACCAAGGATTATAGTTCTGAAGTTGTTGTGCAAGAGCACTTAAGAATGCAAGTGAAGCAGGCATATGAGCATCATAGCTATAAGCACTTCCACCTGTAATATATGTGCTCGTACATGTATACCAAGGAGTAAACATAGCACCATATGAACCTATAATTGTACCAAGAGATGTTAATGAATTTCTTACTCTACTAACTACTGAATAGTCATCAGTCTCATAAATACTTCTATTAGGAGAATTTGTATGATCGATAAGAGCAACAGCATCAGATCTATCAGCAGCAAGTCTTACCATTTGTTCAGCGAGACCTGATGTACCCCAAACTTTACTATCTGCATCAGGATCTGCTAGTGGACCATACTCAAATGTTGGATAACCACCAGATGTGATATACTTAATTGCGTAATCACCCATTGAATCGAATGAATAGTCTGACGGATTTACTGATCCTGTTTCTCCTCTATTAGCAAATCTTGCTTCGAGACCTTCATACATTGATTGTACTGAAATTTCTGCTCCTAAATAATAAGTCTTACTTAAATCTACTTCAGTATCTTGAGTCTTAATATAGTCATTTCCAACTTGGATACTCCAACCTTGTGCTGAAGGATTTGCTGAAGCATTAACTGGATTATTAAGATCTACAGGTACAAAATCTGCATTCATTTGTTCATAGTAAACTGGAATACCAAGTGATAAGAGATATAACGCATATCTATATCCTGGATCAGCATCACCAAGAGAAGTTTCTGTAGGCCCCTTAAACATGAGAGCTGGTTGAGTCTCATCATCATAATAAGTTTTAACTTTTCCTGTTGAATCATCAAAATCTATAAATGCATCATCTGTATAGAAATAATCAGAACCTACTAGGATTTTATAACCATTAGCAGCAGGACTAAAATCTGATGTGAATACTATTGAACCAACTTCAGGTGTATCTGGAAGTTTTTTCATAGTAAATGTACTTTTTTCATTAGCATCCACGCGATCTGCAAAATAATATATTACTTCTGCTGTAGGAGTCCACTCAGCAGTAGTAATTATACCATCTGAATAAATTCCTAATGCAGCTATATTAGATATTGCTGCTTCTGCTGAAATAGGCTCACTTTCAACATAATCAAATTCATATGAACTTAAATTTGCTACTAAAGTAGGAGTTGTAGGTGGAACATAATCTGGAATAGCATAACTTGGGAATCCAGATACTCCAGAAGTAGCTATTGGATATGGTTGATCTTTAGTAAATGTTGGACATACTTGTCCAAATTTATTTAAGAACTCATATCTAGTTGTTACTAATGTAGGATTTCTAAATAATGATTTAGTATCACCTGTAAAACTTGGAGTTGCACCATTTGTAGCGAAACCAGGAACATATACTACATCAAATGAAGAAAGTGCCTCAACATTAGAAGTGTTATCAACTTCTGTGATAATTATTCTTTCCATTTAATAATTTCCTTTTTATAGCTATAAAAATTAATCTAAATTATCATCCATTCGTATTTCAATTTCCGCTGTGCGGTGTTCTCTTAAATCCCATAAATAAGCATCATTTATAATGATTAAAAATGATAGCTTAGTATAGTTACCTTCAATGAATCTTTGTTGTTCATTGGAATTGTCTTGTATTGTTGTATTTGCTAATTCTATTCGAGCAGTATGTACAAAATCTTCCATTTCTTTTGTTTTAGGATTATACATACCTACTTTAGGAACTTTAATTTCTAATGCTGGATAATTTACTACATTAAAAATTAAATTTCTTATTAATATATCAGCTTCTTTTGCATATCTTGTATATACATTTACTTGATATGCTATTGATATAGGAATAGCATTTAATGTATCTCCATATTTAGAATTTATATTAAATGTTTTTCCATCGTAAGATAATGGTCTTCTTATTTGACCTGAATTTATTATCTCAAATCCTCTATCACGCTCTATATAAATTAGAGGTAATTTGATTGGCTCATCATTTGTCTTATCAGCAATGACTTCAAATAATCTTGATGTTTCACTAGGTCCATAAACTTCAACTTGTGCTTTTTGAGTCCAATTTTTAAACTTCTCTGTTAGAGCTTCATCATATAAATATGTTGACATATTAATCTCCTTCTAACTCTAACCATTCAGCTTCAAGTTCTAAATCATCTCTTACATAGTTTGTTTCAATATGTAGCTCTTCATCTTGAAGAATATTTAGATCTTCACTTTCAATAACTGCTTCTGCGTCAAGTTGAACTACAGAATCAAATGCATCTTCATACTCAGGAACTATTTCACAAGTGACTGAAGCAGGATAAACCATACTTGTAGCCATCTTAACTACTCTAAATAATCTTCCTTTACCGTCATCAAGTCCACTTGGGACTATAAATAACGCTCCATGTTGAAGTAAATCTAAGTCATAATCTACATGAATAAATGAAGAACTTTCATTAAGCTCTGAAACCCAGCCCATCTTTTTAATAGTTCTTTGAGATGGATGTTCATCAAATATACAGCCAATCAAAACTGGAGGAAAATAATTAGCATCTATTTCAGCATAAGTTGTATATTTACAGCCAGGCTTTGGAGCTCTATATAAAACTCTTATACCTATAAGTTTACACATCTCTCTGAAATATTGTCTATGCATCCTTATATCAGGAGTTAAAAGAGTACCATATTTTTGATGATTCATTTATTAACTCCTTATAATATTTTAATTTAATGTTTATCATTAAATTAATTCATCATCTTCATAATAATCAATATCATAGTCTGCTATCATATCTTGTAAAAAAGCTTCAACATCATCATTAGGTAACCATCTAATAAGTGCTTCAAGCATTCGCTCTGGTCCCATCATTGATAATATTTCATCGAATCTTGAATCAGATGAAAGAATTCCTTCAGTTAATGAGTTATGCGCTGCCCAAAATTCTTCAGTAAGTCTTTGCATTATATCCTACTTTCTCTTAACAGTGCCATAAACTCTTACAGACTCATTAAGTTCGTTCTTACTTCTGTAATTGTAGTTAAGCGATTCACAAACCAGCTTTTTATTATTTATTGAAGTGTTAAGCTTATAAGTCTTATTTCCTCTGCTTATTTGCTTATTGTAACCTTCGTATTTACCATCACCTATTGATTCAAAGATAAATTGAGTTTCTTTAATATTACCAGAATCAAACTTAATAATACCTTCAATCATAAGCTTATTATTTTCTGTGCTAATTCCTGTAGTCTTGAATCCAACTACATTTTCATAGCATTCTCTAAGATATGATTCTCCAAGACCATTGAATGATAATTCATCGAAGTCTTCAAAGTCTTCATCTTCACTATTTTCTTCTTCAGTCTCTTCAAATTCGATCTCAGCTTCACCATCTTCTACAGAATTAGCATCAGCAGCTGCTTCTACCTCTTCAACTGTTTCATCTTCAATAGGAACAATCATCTCATCTTCTGAAACAGGTTCTTCTTCAACAACAGCAAATTCATCTACTTCTTCAATAGCAGGACTTGTTTCTATAACGACACCACCATCTTCTTTAGTGGTCATTGTCATTGTTTCATCTTCTGTAGTTACTGTTACATCTTCAATGTCTTCGTTGATAGGTTCTTCGTGTTTGTCACCATGAAGCTCTTCAACACCTTCAAGTTCATCAACGCCTTCAAGTTCTTCAACACCACGGATCTCATCATTGTCATAAAGCTCTTCAACACCATCAAGCTTCATTTCTTCTTCAAGCTTTTCTTCTTTGTGACAACCTTCTGTTAATGATTCTTCTAAATCTTCTTCATCAACACCATCTATAGCGCCTTCAGGATCTACTGCTGGAATTTCATCATCAGCAGGAGCTTCTTCTTCAGGATTCTGAAGTTCTTCAGCTTTTTCTTCGTTGAATGGAGCGATCTCACCGATAATAGTAAAACCTTCGTTACTCATGCAATATGGACATTCAATATCGTAGCAAGCTAAACCTTCATTATCTGTTCCTACAGATATTTCAGCTTTATCTACAAAAATATCACTATGACAAACTGAGCACTCAAGAACTACTTTACCTACATATGAATCTTTTAAATCTTCAGCAGCTTCTGCTTCAAGATCGTATACATCTGTAGATTCTTCGTCTGGATCTACACCAGCTTCATCCATAAAGCCTTTAAGTTCTTCAAATCCATCTTGATTAAGAGAAATATCTTCTGATTCAAGAAGATTCATAGCCTTAAAAGCTTCTACAATATAATTACTCATTTTATATATTTCTCCTATTAGTCGATCGGATAGAATAAATCCGAATTATCTAACATAGCTTGTCTTAATTCTTTAAGTTCTTCTTGACCTTCTTGTAAGATAGTTTCTCCATCTTGTGTCCATAAAGCATTTGATTGAGTATATCTAGTTCTTATTCTACCAACCGTTACTTTAGTAAGGGCTAAAGAAAGTCTTATTAATATATCTTCCCAATACTCAGATTCAATATCTTCTACTGACATAAGTACTGGAATATATTCTATAGTTATCTTCTGTGGTGTACCTACTGATGTATTAATATACAACATTCTTGAATGCTTATCGAATCTAAAAGCTAAATCTGTAGATGTGGTATTTCTTATCTGCTGAAGTGTAGTCCATGAAGCATAATTATAAACAGCATCCTGAAAGTATGTAAGATTACCCATACCAGAAATTAATTGCCATTGAGCTACTTGCATTGGATCATAGCTTGAACTATCACCAGTTGTAGCACCACCTAATTCATCATTACGATAGATAGCAACTACATTATTTACCTCATCATATTCACGTAAATCAATACATCTTTTAAAAGGTACGGTTATTATTCTAGTGACTGTTACATATCTTTGTAACTCTCTTAACGCACTTGTAATAACTTTATCTAGTGTTTCATCTGTTAATTCAAACTCAAGTAGGTCACCAGTTAATTTTAATCTTATTTCTTCTCTTATATCGTTTAAACTAGTCATTTAACCTACCTTTTTCTTAAATTAGCTTACTGTAATAGCAAACTCAGCTGTCTTTGCACTTGCTGTATGTGTTACAGTAACCTTAGTATCTGTTGTAGCTAATGTTGCACCATTTTCTGGAGAAGTAGTATATCCTTCTGTAATAGTCTTTTTTGAACCATCTGTATAAACTTCTTTAACTACCATTCCAGTAAGATCTAATGTTTCACCATCACTATAAGATGTCTTTGTAGGAGCTGTTACTTCGATACTTGTTATAACAGGAGTAATTTCTCCACCAATTATTTGAGTATCTCCAATAAATACATTTACAGCTTTATTATCAGACTTTCTGATAATTCCACCATGACCGTCATCAAGATATGTATCAGCTTCTGTTACAGTTAAAGTGCTGCCTTCAGCATCTTTATAAGTTAATTGAACATCATCTGCAGTTGGAATAGTACTAGTAGTAGTTCCAAAAAGATGTCTTGTTTCATCAACTTTCTTTTCATATACTAACATTAATTATTTTCCTCTTCATAATAATCTATAATAGTCTATACAAGCATTATTGCTTCTTTTACTTAATATTATCCTGGCAATCCTATATAATCTTTAGCATGCTTAATTCTAAAATCTAAATCATCAAAAAATTTATTTACCTCACTCTCATTTGTGAAGTCTAACTTTTCAATGTCTTCTTTAAGCATTCTTTTTATTATAGCTAAATCAAAATTAAATCTATTTATGTAATGATCTTCTACATCATATCTATTTTCTAACAAAAAATTAAATGCTTCTTTTCGTTTATCTAATTCATTTTCTATATTAAACTTTAAATTATTTGATTTAGCTGATAATACTTTAGACTCATTTAAATGAGTATCATTTATATTATATAATCTATCAAAACTATTATTTATTGATTTTAAATCTAACATTTATAATAACCAATCTACATCAGCATTATCAAGTGATTTAAATCTTTCAGTAAAATCTTTTAGATATTTATAACTACCTGAAGCTTTAATATCTCTTGCTACTTCAGCAGCTGCTTCGTCATTATATTCTGCTTGTTGAACCATTCTATTGTATTCATTGGAGCAGCTTACTATTTTTGATTTAAATTCTTGAAGACTACTTATTATATCATATTCATCATCAAAAATATTTAAATTTTCTAATGAATCTTTATATACTCTAAAAGCAGCTTGTATATCTTTATAATATACTTCTAATAATTTAGCGGCTTGTTTACCTTTTACTGAATTTAATTTATCTTTATAGCGTACTGGAGCAGGTATATTTACATAACCACTTTTATCTAATTTTACAGCACTATCTCCATAACCACCTTGTCCATATTTAATAGCTTGATTATTATAATATCCTATATCATCTAAATATGCACTAGGGATTCCTTTTCTAGCATACTCTGTATTGTCTTTATAGAATTTTCTTTCTTCTTGTCTACGAGCATCTCTATCTTCTTCTTTTTTCTTTAATTCAGAAGTATCGAGTTCTCTAGGATCAAAATATGCTTGATGAATTGATAATGTTTTTAAAGCTTTAGCAGAAAAATATTTAAATGTCTTTCCTTCCATCTTCATATATTCATCATTTCTTTGTTCACGAGGAACATCTCCTATATTAAATTTTTGAAGATCATTAAATCCAGGAATATATACTTGATCACCAGGAAAGCCATAAATAGGAATAAAATCAGATCCTTTAGGAGGAAGACCTTCATGTACAGTTACATTAAAGAACCCTTTAGCTAAAGCATTATTAAATAATGATTTATCTTGATCTGATTGGTATCTATTGTCTTTATCTTTTCCATAATCAGGATGAAGCCCATTTCTCCAATCGACACCTTTTCTTTTTCTAGAAGTATTATCCCAAACCCCAAATTGTTGTTTAGATCTTATAAGACCAACTTTAAGCCAATTAGGAAAAGAAGGATTGAAAGCTTCAGTTAATATAGACTCATTAAGAGAATATTTCTTTTCTAAGCTTTCATTTAAGCTATTTAATTTTACGAACATTCTCTATCTCCTTTATATTAACCAGTTTACTTCATGAGGAATAGCACTATGATTAAACATGTCATTTAAACTTGAATATTCCATAGTACTTAAAGCTTCATCTTTTATAATAGATAACTTTTCTTTAGCTTCTTCTTTAGTCATAGAATTATTATCTACTGCTTCTAAAATTCTATTGATTTTTTTCATATAGACTTTATAATCACCAGCTAAATATCTTACATCTGTAAGACTAGGTAAAGAAGAACCGTTATAAGTAGTAGGATCTTCTATTTCCATAGTAGCTTTCTTTACTCTTATCATAATATTTTCAAGCATATCATGCCATTTATCCATTACATTAAATACATCTAAAGCATGAAGCTTTTTTAATTCTTCTTTATATCTATCTGGACTTACTATATATCCAGATTTATCTACTTTAGATCCAGAAGTTTTTACTCCGTGAGCAAAATGATTTGATTCTTTATCATTCCACTTAATCATCTCTGGATGTTCAGCATACATATTAGACATACTATTAAATACTTTATCTCTATATGCACTCTTTTCTCTATACATACCAGGCTTAAGATCATCTTTCTTTATATAAGCAAAATGATTAGCCCTCTTCATTAATGCAGTAGGATTAAGATAAGTAAAAGTAAACGTCTTTCCATCCTCATCTCCAGTATAGACTTCTCTATCATTTACACCTTCAATATAGACTTGTCCATTAGGGAATCCCCAAATTCTGAGAATATTATCGCTTTGAATTAAAGGATCTTTCTTTGATTCAGGAACAGGAGCTTCTATTATTTCAGTATTTTGAAGATCTATACCAGCTTCTTTGGCTGTATTGAATAATGAAAATTTCTTATAAGAACTATTATCACCTCTTGGTCTTGATATTTTATTATAATCAAAAGCATTTTCTTTGCCATCTGATTTACCAAGATAGCGAGCGTTTTGTCCCTCTCTATCTACACCTAAATCTTTTCTACTTTGAGTAAGAGCATCTTTAAACCATTTAGGAAACGTATCTCCGTAAGCTTCATCTAAAGAGTATTTTTTATCTAAGCTTTCATTTAAATTTCTTAAATATACCATTTAGATTCCTTCCTCAGTAGTCTCACTTTCAGCTTCTTTATATCTAGGATCTACACCTAAATGCTTTTTAAGCCAATCAAGATCTCCACCGCCTACTCTTAGTGAACCTGGTTTTCTAGGAGCTGATAATATATAGCAATCATCATTAGCTTTAAAGCAATCTGCTCCAAGGAATCTTACTGACTCTGGTAAATAGATCTTATGAAGATTAGGACAATTAGCAAAAGCTTCTCTTCCAATCTTTTCAAGACTGTCACCAAGAACTACTGTTGTTAAATTTCCACAACCTTTAAAAGCAGCGTCTCCAATAGTTCTAATATTATCTCCTATAACTACTTCTTTTAAAGCCGAATTAGCAGCAAAAGTATCAGCTAATACTAAAGCTTCAGTTCCAGTAGTATTTAATTTTTGAAGATTTTTTGAATTAAACAGTAGAGCTGGAACTGTTTCAAAAGCGTCAAATATATTTATACCTGCATCTATAAATATTTCTGTAAGTAAAGATATTTGATCTTTTGGTAAATAATCATCATCCCATCTCCATGATTGATTGATTGAAGTATATAATCCTTTCAAATCATTCTTCTTTAAAAAAGACTGGACTTTACTACTTGATAAATACTTTTCAATCTCAGGCGTAAGTTGAATTTTCTTTGCCATTTAATTTACCTTATAACATAAATTCTTGATTTAATTTTCTACCTTTAATATACTTCTCAAGATCTGGATTATTATGACCTCTATATAATAGCCATCTTGCACCAGGTACTTTTACTGGAGTACAAGGGATAGGATCTGACATTCTATCTCCATCAAAATTTCTATCATATCTATGAGGATAATAAGCATTTCCTTCAAGAGATATATCATCATCAGTCATAATAATAACATTATCAGGTCTAGTAGATCTTATATGTTCTAGTATTTCAGGACCAGCTCCTGTACCTCCACCACCAAGATTTCCGCCTTCAGCTCTTGATTTAGTATCTATAGTATTAGCAAAATAGAATACATCTATTTTTATTTCTTTACGTCTAACGTAATTATTTAATACTCCTATAGCTTCTTCTCCAGCTTTTATAGCGTCAGCTCCCCAAGAACCTGATTGATCGAAGTAAACATTAATTTTAGGAATTTCTTTATTTTGTTCATTTCTTTTACCTTGTCTTATAATTCCTGTACCTTCATAAGACATATTAGGTCTAGACCATGAACTTGTTCTTCTTTCTCTTATTTGAGATTTTACAAATTTCTCTAAGCTCATCTCAAATCTTTGAATAGGAGAACCATAACTTTGAACAGCACCAACTTTCTTTCTAGCTAATTCTCTATCTACTTTTCTATTAGTTTCCTGAGTAGCTTCTTCTCTAGTCTGTTCATCATCAAAAAGACTTTGAATATCTTTTATTCTTTGAGCTCTTTCTTCATCAGTTTCTTCGTCTTTTAAAGCATCTTCATCATACTCTTCACCAGTATCTTTGGCTTTTTGAGCTTCTTCTCTCTCTTTTTGAATCTGCTGTTTACGTTCTTCTGCTTCTCTATCCTGAAATTCTTTATTACCTTGCTTTCCAATTTCAGGTTTAGCTACTGGCTTATTTCCTATCTTTACATATTCTTTTCCATTATAGATATAATAATCTCCAGTAGTATCATCCATATAAATATGAAGAGATGATTGAGCTTCTAATAATTTATTTTTATCCATTTACACCTCTTCACTTGCTTGACTCCAAGGAATGAATTTCTCTTGATTATCATCCCACATATATGTATTGCCAGTCTTACCGTCTCTTATTTTAAATCCATGAGGAGGTCTAATTTTTTGTTGAGGTTGTTGTTGGTCTTGATCTGAGTCATCTCCTCCTCCACTTCCACTGCTAGGAGGGGCCATTTGAGGCTGAGAAGAACTTTGTGACTGAGAACTATTATCTCCTTTGCTATCTGATTCAGATTCATCAGAAGCATCCTCTTCATCTTCTCCTTGGCTTCCGCCACCAGAACTTTGACTTTGGTCATTTTGTTCTTGCTCATCTTGATCATCGCCATTACCTGATCCATTTGATGAATCTTCTTGATCTTCATCTTGATTTTGATTTTGATCTTGGCTTTGGCTTCCTTGATCATTCTGATTTTGATTTTGGCTTTCTTCTCCACTATCTCCTTGTGATTGATCACCTTGACTATCACCTTGAGACTGTGACTGATCTTGTGAACTATTATCTGATTGAGAAGATGAATTATTTCCGTTATTGCCTTTTTGATCACTATTATTAGAATTATCAGAATTATCAGAATTATTATTTTGGCTTTGATTTCTATTATTTTGTTGGCTTTGTTGACTATCACCAGAACCACTATTATTATTCTGATTGTCATAAGTATCATCGCTAAAATCACGGATATTTGATACTACAGGAACTACTTCCTGCCCATCTAAACCAATAAATTTACCATCTACAAATCTACCATGATGTACTACACTTGCCATTAATCACCTCACATATTTAATTCACCAACACCATATACAATTCCTGTATCTGGATCAACAAATGTAGTTTCATCTAATAATATTCCATCAGTAACTTTATTTTCTATCTCTTTTTTAAGAAGATCATACATTTCTTCTATAGAAAGATTTGTCCATTCAGGATGATCATCTTCTGTAACAAGACCTGATACAGTTTGACCATTTATTAAAATGTTTCTAACTGCTTGTTTATCTTTAGCAGTATAACCTCTATTAGAGATTTCATAGTCACCTGCAATATTATCTAATCTATAAGGATCTGTATAAATAATTTTTTCAAATTCTTTAATAGTCATATCATCTAGCTTATCAGGATCGAGACCTCTAAGTTTAGCTAAATGTTCTATCATTCTTTTGTGGTGTTGAAGATATGCATGCAATATTTCATGTCTTACTAAGACTGAACATTGATCAGCATCTACCTCTCTATTTATAACTATCTCACCTGTCTTAGGACTTAAATAAGCAATATGACTAGGATCACTAGTGAAATGAAACTCAAACTTATCAAATATTTTTGCATATGTAGGATAGCCTTGTTTCTTTAAAAGACGTTCTATATATGCTTTACCATTTCTTTCTTCCTTAGTCATACCCATTATAGTTATACACCTCTATACTTATTTAATTTATCTAAGTTATTTTCTCTCTTTGCTGCAAATGGGTTCTCATATTTTTGGAATACTGAATTAGCTTCATCATCTACATCTTCATAATCTTCTAATATGTCTTCAACCATTTGAAGTTTAGTAGGATTACATGTATGAACAAATAGATCTAAGAAGTCTTCTTTTGTACCGTCACAATCCCATAAGCACTGTGAAAGTGTTCTAGGGTTAAGAGCAGGGAATCCATTTTCATGAGCTTCATGCTCTTCTCTCTCATCGTCCCAATAGAATTGCTCACTACTCATAAGAGTATTAGCAATAGCAGCTTGGCCTTTAAGAATCATTAATTCTTCAGGATCATCTCTATTCTCTCTGATTTCTTTCTTGAAATAATCATCATAGAACATTTTCTGGAATTCATTATCAGCTTCTACTTGATAGAATTTAAATCTTGTCTGCATAGCCATATCTAATTCAGTAACATCATACTCAATTGAAGGAGGATTCATAGCAGCAACAGTAAATTTAAATGGAAGAGTTCTCATTCCATTAGGTCCCTTAGGATCTACAATCTTATGATTCTGTACAAGAGTAAGAAGAGAACCAAGTACAGCTTCAGAAGCTCTGTTGATCTCGTCTAAGAATAATACTGCATTAGGATTATCAAGTCTATGGAACTCTTTATTTCCTAATCTTTGTGCATATTCAGGATCACTATCATCTCTACCAATAATACCAGCTAAATCAGTTGGATCTAATGATTGTACTTGATATTGTTCTAGATCAAGACCTCTTTGCTTTGCCCAGTTCTTAATTCTTTCTGTCTTACCAGTACCAGCTCTACCAACTAAAAGAACATTGTCACCAGATACTCTATCTGTTCCATTCTTAGAATTTTTCTTTTGAATTCTATTAGCATTTCTTAATGCTCTATCTAATGCTTCTTCAACTTCACCTTTTGCGCCATTCCAAGCTGCATATTCTACTCCACCAATTGTTTCAAATTTTGTAGCTATCTTCTTTGCAGTAGGATCTTTTTTAATAGTCTCAGCAGCAGTAGGATCTTCTTGTGCTACTTGACCAAGAGTAGCTTCATCTAAAATAGATTCGTTAATTTTCTTTATTCTCATTAATTGATTCCTTTAATAAGAGCTTCTCTTAAATCTTTTGATGGAATACCATGTTTAATTGCATGATTCTTTAAAAGCATCTCATGTCTTTTTAACTTGTCTTCATCAAGCTCTTCGTCTAATGAGAAATTAGCAGCCTTTCTAAATTCTTCTGTATATTTTCTCATTCTACTTTTCTTTGCTTCAGCAAGTCTTTCTTCTCTTGAAAGCTTTTTACTCTCTAATACCTTTTTAGGTTGTTTAGCTAAAATCTGTTTTCTAGCTTCAATTGAGTCTACGCCTTCTTTTAATAGTGAATCATATTCTTCTAATATATTTGATAATGATTCATTCATGATAGGTTCATCAATGTCTTGTTCAACATCATCTTCTATCATGTCTTCTTGAAGCTCTTCTTCTAATCCAGCTTCTTCTATTTCATTACCAGCATATGCTTTTATATTATCCCAATATGATTCATTTAAGCTCTTATCTTCATCTAAAGATAGGCTTTCATATATAGCATCTGTATATATACTCATTCATATTCCTCAATAAAAAAGTTACAATAATAATTATCATTAAATTTAGCGACTAGAAATAAAAAAGAAGTACATAAATCTATGTACTCCTTCTATTATTATTATACAATATTCTATTTTATTTTTTATAGGTTCCTACATATTTATTAACATAATTTTCTATTAAAAATTTCTTTATATCTGAAGAATTATAATATCCATAATATACTGCTACTTGCTTTAATATCCAATCTCTTCTATTTATAAATTTTTCTGTTAATACTTCTCCTTCTGGTAGATTTGCTTTTTCTAAAAATAGTTCTGCTTGATTTATCAAATCAGCTTCTTTCTTTAATCTCCAATATTTTGTTTGATCTTCTTTAGATAGATTATTATAATCTTCATGTAAAGTATTTAAATATATTTGTCTTTCTGCTTTATTCATTTCTATAAGTTTCATATTATTTACCTCTTTCTTTCTATGTCATGAATGACCTCCTCAATACTTACTAATTTCATATTATGAGCATCTAATGAGACGTTATAATTTTGTGGATATTCAAACTTATTTTTGCTATGTGTATGTCCATGTAAACACCATATAGGTTTGTCTTTTTTATTTGTTACTTTTGATGGGTAATGTGATAGATAAAAAATATATTTTCCATATTTTATTCTATCTGCATATTTTACATCTATTGTATTATATAGATTCTTATAAATTTCTATTCTTGCATCTGTATCATGATTTCCTAATATGATATGTAGATCTCCTTTTAATTGTGTTAAGAATTTTTTTCCTTTTTCATTATTTCCTAACATCAGATCTCCAAGTACGTATACTATATCATTATCTTTTACTTTACTATTCCAGTTATCTACTATTTCTTTATTCATATCCCATACATTTACGAAACCTCTTGATTCATAAATGAATTCTCTATTATGGTTAAAATGCAGATCACTTGTGAAATATATCAATTAATAATCTCCTATCCTTTTAATGTTACTTTATAAGGCTTACACTCATAGTCTCCTGAATTAATAGAAGTTGGAATAAATACTTTCATTTCTTCTACTTTTTTTTGACTGGTTTCTTTATAAGTTTGACTTTTTTCTTTACTTTCTATCTCCCAATTAAGATATACTCTAGCTTTCTTTAAGTCTTCTATCTCATTTTTCTTATCTGCTCTAAGAATATATTTAATTACATTTCCTCTACAATACCCCTCAAATTTTTCATCTCCTAAAACTGATCTAATTACATCAATAACTTCTATATTCAATCCTGCCATCTGATAATGGCTTGGACTATTAATATTATCACTCATTACTCGTCCTCTCTTTTTCTCATATCTGCTCCGCATCTGTCGCAGAAATTTGTTTTTTCAAATGATATGTTTCCGCATTGGTCGCATTTCCATTCATCACAAACCCTTAATGTATTATTAGTGTATATCCACTCCCCGTGTTTCGGCTCGATATGCTCTATCGGCTCAAATCTGCAATATGTCGGAACAAACTCGCATTTGAGTTTTAAATGCTTGCACCTCATACACTCCTCATCATATGGATTAAATTCATCATCAACTAAATCCTTGACTAAAATTTGACTATCATTGACTAAATTTGTCTGTGGCTCGGTCTTTGGCTCATACTTGTCTAAAGCATTCCTTACCTTCTCGACAACAGCACAACTACCACACCCTGTTTCGTTGTATGAACATTCTCCAAACATAGTCATTATGCAGTTGTGTTCGTCGCCGTATATTATTGGCTCGTCCTCAACTGGATCTCGTTTACATATTGGAAACTCGATGTCACAACCGCCTTTCCAATGTTTACAGCCTTTACAGTCCATTGGTGGCTCGTCCTTATGGTCTGCCTTTGGCTTTGTCCATACACTTCCGCACTCGGCATAATACTGTCGGTTTAGTGCTTGAAGTGCCATATAGTACTCGCATTTCCCCTCTTGGCAATTATCCATATAAGCATAGTCGCAGGTCTCTTCACAATGTCTGAAATAAATAGCCTCCCACGCTTCTTTATATGTCATCACTCGCCCTCTCTTTCTCCACGGCTACAGAAGTCATCGTACCTCATCTGCCTTGTGTTCGGGCATCTGTAGCAAATGCCATAAGTGCCATCACCATTAGTCTAGTGCTTACACTCCTTGCATCTGACTACCTTGGGGTGTTCGTATTCGTAAATTTCTTCGGGAGTCTTGCCAGTTTTTTGTAACGTCTGCCAATATATATAATCGTTAAAACTCACGGCTCTCTCCTTTCTCCGTCAGCACAGAACCAATCATCATCGTGATATACCTTGCACGGATATTCTTCCCTGTGCTTACATTCTCTGCATCGGACTATGTCGATGTGTGATGCTGTTGCTATCGCAAGTTTAGAGTATGAAATAAAATCGTCTTCATAGTCACTCCACTCTGTATCACATTCAAGCGCATCTGCATCTATGTACCTACTCATCGTCTGCTCCTTTCATCCGCAACAACTTTCTCTTCCACGCTATAAATTCCATACAACAGCAACAAGGTATAATCTCTTTGCAAGAACAGTTTGTGCAAGGCGATTCTTCGCTGACAACTCTAATAGCCTTTTTCATCGTCCGCTCCTTTCATATCCGCACCGCAGTTAGGGCAGTAGTTGCAATAATTGATTCCTATGCAATCGAATCCGTTGAATATGCCTGCACCATACTGATAACCGCATCTATCACACACTGCATATCTCTGCAAATCTCCATTATGCTTTGATATTTTCCAAGTTCCTCTGACCACGCTCACGGCATCTATGGTAGGAGATTCATCAATGATGACCATTATGTTTCTTTCGCCCTCATCAAAACCCTCAGCATAGTCTTTTGACGTATCTTTATCGTGCCACAACGAATCGTCTTTTAATTCTTCATAGCATCTTTCCATTAGCGCATCTGCATCAATCAGTCTCATCACTCACTCCTTACCCTTTAAATACATCTATAAAGGCTATAATTACTATTGCTATCATTGTCGCCATAGCTATTAAAGCAAGCACTTCTAACCCTGTTATAAACCATTCGTGCATCACTCACACTCCTTTATATTTATGTCTTTTATACATAATTATTATAACATATTTATGTATAATTGTAAATATTTTTTTAAATTTTTTATTCTCTATCTATATGCTGCCAAGTTATTAAAAATCCAAACATTATCATATTAAATAAATTTGCTTCAAAAAGTGTAAGCTTTCCTTGAATCAAGTACACAAAATTAATTATTAAAGTGCTCATGTATAATAGACCAACTATTATAGACCAAACAAGTTCTTCTTTAGTTTTCTTATTCATGATTTTCTCCTTATGAATTCTTAATATTTTCTATTTCTTTTAATATTTCATATTGATTTTTATATCCATACCAATCCCATATATCTGAATATCCACCCTTTACTTTATTATAGCATTTATCACAAAGTGGATAGTACCATCCCATAGTTATTTTTGTAGCTGGCTTTCCACAATGACCACAAATAAATTTTGAAAGTTCTTCATATTTCTTAATAACTTTTTCAGTATTTTCTCCATAGCCGTGAGCATAAAGACAAAGCTTAGCTAATTTTTCTTTTATTTGACTAAACTCAAAAGTATCTTCACAGCCATCTTCTTTAATAGCTTCATCAAGTTCTTCTATAAGATCAGATCCAAAAGCTCTCAGCCATCCTGGCTCAAATTCTCCAAGCCAACAATTAGACCAAGTGAAAGACTTATCTGAATCATTTACTTTTAGCCAAGGATATTTATTTATATACTTTTCACAAAAATTATTATTCATCTTTACTCTCCAATGTAATAAGTTCTGAATATGGAAGCTCTTTTATTTTGTCACAAAGTTCTCTCCACTCATCAAGCTTATGATTTCTTCTTTGAAAATATATATTTCTAAGTACAGCATAATTAAGAAATATAGTTCTTTTTTGATTATAAGTAGAAGGTAACATTTGAATTATCTCCCACCAATCTTCTTTTGATTTAGTTCTTAAATACACATCTCTATTAGCATTAAGTACTGAAACTATATACTCCAATTGATCCATATTAAAAGGACCTAAATGATCATGTGAAAAGTCATCTATCTCAAACTCTTTTGCATGAATCTTATGCATAGTACTTGTACTTAAAGATACTGTACCTATCTTGTATGTATCAAATTCTTTCCAAAAATATAAAGGAGCAGTTATATTCATACAACAAGTTATAGCTCTCATAAATTTAGAGTGCTCTGGTCCAGCATTTACTAATTTTTTCATTAGTTCTAAATCATTTTCTCCAATAGAAGGTTTAGCTAATGGAAGAAAAAATGAATCACTTCTATCCCAAGAATTCATAGCATTCCTCATCCCTTCTATTACCATTTCCCAATCTGCTGTACATTTTAATTTATCAATTTCTATCATTATATGAATACCTCACAAAATAAAAACAGTGTATAATATCTTAATAATATTATACACTATAATTCTTCTTTTGTAAACTATATTTTAAGTAGATTTTCCCCATAAAGCTACACCATACATATATGTTCCATACTGATTACTACTAGTCTGTTCAGTAGATCTATTATGAGTAGTATATCTTATAACTACTGAATTAGAGGTACAGATTTGAGCATTTATTTGTGCTGTTGCTGTATTACTAACATATGTACCCCAAGCTCCTCTAAGTAAACGAGTATAAGTTCCATCACTAATACCACCTATTAAACTTTGTGGAGACGTATTTAATAGAGTACCAAATTCTTGTTCAGCAGTTGTCATATCAGTATAGTCTGTATATCCATAATAAGTTCCACCACTAGTTCCACTAGTAGTTTTGCCTGTATATGGAGCAGATGAAGCAAATACTTCTATCCAAAATATACCATATTTATATGTTGTAGAATTAGGAGATACATAATTTACTACCCAACAAGTATTGCCTGTTGATGACATTCCACAAGCAATTCTTCCAACTCTTTGCTGATAACTAATATATTGATATTGTTGATTTTCTACTAAAGAACTACCATACACAGATAATGGTTCTGAGCCTAAAGCTCTAGTTAATTTACCTAATAATGCTTTTGTATCTAACATTAAACCTCTTTATAGTTAATTCTTTTCATGTACAACTAAACTATCGGATATAGTACTAGAATTAGTAGTGTGTGGTTGATAAATAAATAAATTAATCCAACCATTAGAATCCGTTAAAGTTGTTGAAGTAGTTAATATTGCATTTAAAGTTACTGTTCTTGCTGCAGTAAAAGCTGCAGAACATCCTATAACTCTTGAATTCATAATACTTAATAAACAAAGTGGAATTGATGATGTGTATGCTAACGGTAATGCTGTTGAACTAAAAGTAAGTGTTGCAGCTTGACGATACTGAGTTCCTGAAGTAGATGTACTGCTTGCCCATGTAGATATATAACCTGAAAATAAAATATATACTCCAGTAAGTTGTCCATGATAATATTCATTTATAGAATATGCTGAATTTGCAGATGATCCTGTAGGTTGTTCTATAGCTCTTATTGCATAAAAATGAGAACTATCTACCATAGTATAATTATCAGAAGAGGCATAATTATTTAGATCATGCATAGCATTATTAAGTTTTGCTAAGCCATTGTGCATAGATGAAAAACTTGAAAACCTAGTATTTCCTGGAGCTATATCATTAATTAAATCCCCAAAAGTTTCTGTATTCATTAATTTAATTAAAAGTGCTTTTATGTCTAACATTAAACCTCTTTATAATTAAGTCCATGAAACTTGATTATATGTATAATCAATTGAATCTGTGCTTTGTAAAAATGTTTCGGCTATAAGTGAATCTGACCAATCTCCATTAGAATTTCCCCAAGCTTCATATGTAAAAGTTATTGTACCACTAGAATTTGCTGCTTGTCCATTTATAGTTATTAAACCTGTTCCTGTACTTCCTACTCTCATATTTTTTAATATACATCTACCTTTCCATATTGCCTCATCTCCATATAAAGATGCAGCAGTTGAAGTATAAGTTTTAGCTGTATCATTATAAAAAGTATATGAAGAAGTCCTACCTGCTCTACTTGTTGAAGAAGTAGGGTTAGGAGAATGTATACCTCTAGTTAAACAAAAGCCATCTGACGTACGTAAACTATATAAAATATTTCCACTTGTTGCATCAGTTAAAACAATATGTCTATGTAAATTTATACAATTTGACATATAATATGGAATTTTAAATATATTAGTGCCACTATAAACTATTAAATTAAGTAAATTATTAGTAAATGTTATATCTTTAAATCTATAAATATAACTAAAATAAGATATTAAATAATCATAATAAGATTTTAAATCATTTGCCCTTGTTACTAATTTTTCAAGTAAAGCCTTTACTGATATAATTCCAGATAGTTTAGTAAATTTAGGCCATATTATTGATGTTGTACTATTATAGTAAGGTGAAACAGATATTGTTGGATCATAAATACCTTCAGCAATAGCTTGATAATTTATTTCTTCTGATCCATACTCAATAGATGGATTTGAAGCTGCAGTTTCATATATATAGCCAATTGCTATTCTAGGAAGACCTCTAAAATCTGTAATAGCTGTACTTCTAAAAGCATAATCCATTTGAACATTTTGTCCTAATATAGTAGGCAGTTTAGTCATATAAGTACAGCCATCAAAACAATAATTCATATTTGTAACAGATGCTGGAACTATAAAACATCTAGGTACAGATAAAGTAGTACATCCTTGAAAACAATATTTCAAAGTAGTTACTCCTGGAGGTAATTTTGGAGGAAATAATAATTTTGTACATCCACTAAAGCATCCTTCCATATCGGTAACTGTATTTGGAATTCTTGGTGGCTGATATAGTTTAGTTTGATTTTTAAAGCACTCTTTTACAGAAGTAAGTTTATAAAAACTTCCATTATATAATATAGAGTCAAATAAACCAGGTACAACTGCTTTTGCTGTACCACTATATACAGCAGAACAAGTATGTGTAGAATCATTTAATGTATATGTATAATCATTTAAAGAAACTGTATACGTTGCCATTTAATTTCCTTTAAAAGAAATATGTAGGGTTATCTACTCCCCATAGTGACACTATATAACAATAAGTATTTGCATTACTTGGTGCTGCTCCTGCTCTATGTGCCTGAAATCTTATAGTTTTTCCATCTGAACTAAAACAAATGTCTGAATGCATAAAAGAAGATGTTCCTGTATTTGCAGTCGTAGTAGCTGATCCAAACCCTACTCTACTAAGTAATGTTGGTGAACCACCTACATTTACTAAACTAGATAAATTAGCAGTAGCTATAGTATAAAAATTTGGATGAGCAGTATGTTCAGAAGCACTTTGATTAAAATATGCTCTATAAAAACTTCCTGAGGTCGCACTAGGAGGATTTGACGAATCTTGATGACTTAGCCATTCACTATATTTTACAGTAAACCATGAATATACTTCTACTAAATAGTATTGATAATTTGAAGAAGCAGGTGTACCTAAGGCAGTAACTGTCCAGCAGGTTTTTTGGTCATCTGCTATGCCTACTCCTACTCTAGCACCTTTTCTATCAGAAATAGAATATGGTATAACATCTCCTGTAGGAATAAAAGAAATTATAGGTTCTCCTCCTATAGAAGTTATTAATTTTACTAATAATTTATTTAAGTCTAGCATAATTTATCCTATTTTATAATTCTTGTGACTTCAGTTTTAGGTATATAAATAAGCACATTAATTCTTGAATCTATATAGTCAGTAGAAGTTGTTGAGTATAAATATATTTTAAGAGTACTTGTTCCTCTAAGGCATCCATGTACACCTAAAACTCTATTATTATAGACAGAACAAAAAACAGCTGCATCTACATTTGAACCTCCAATATAAGAATTTATTGGTGCAGGTAACGTAATATCAAAATGAGTATAATGAATTCCATTTGAAGTACTCATATCTGCATGTCCAAGTATCTTTCCATTATATATAACATAAAGACCGTTTTCTGTATACGTACCTGATGAATTAAGCTGCAAATCTTTCCAATAATATGCAGTTCCTGTTGTTTGTCCTGAAATATTAACAGATCCTGCAGCACTATTAACAGTATTTAATGAACTTTTTTCTTTATAAGAAGAAAGATAATTTTGAAACCTTCTAAAAAATCTTATATAGTAATTCAATCTAGCAGATAAAGATACATCTCTATCAGAGATCATCAACTTTTCATCTCCTCTATAAGTTCTAACTGTTTCTAACATATTATATAATAATTTATCTAAATTAAACATTAAAATCTCTTATTCATAATAATTATCATCTGAACTAGTACGAAATAAGCATAGTCCTAAAATAGGAACATAATTAAAAGTAGTATCTGATGTACAGCAGTAAACATACTCTATATTTATAGAAGGGGTTGTGCTTAAACTTTTTACAAAAGTTCCAGTCATACATATAGGATTTCCTCTTCTTTGAGGTTGAATATATCCACCATTCCATATATTTCCTGTAAACCATGATGATGATACAGTTTTATATTCTGCCTCATCTATATTATACATAGTTTTGCTTCCAACAGAAACGTCTTGATAAGCATTAAAGTCATTTTTAACATAAACAAGAAATTTTATAAATCCATCACCATATGTATCATATTGTAATATATAATTATTAACATTATCTAAAGCTGCAATATTTCTTCTTAACTTTCTTAAAGTTTGTGGTGATAAATATGCTTTAAAAGTATGAGATCCAGATTGACAAAGTGTATGCTGATTATCTTTTACTAATGATACTATAGAAGAAATAGTGGAATTATTCGATGAAGTAATTATATTATATAGCTGTGTTAATAATTTTACTAATAAGGCCATTAAATCAAACTTACTTCCACTCACTGGAGTGTAATTAATTTTATGAGGCCATATCTTTGAAGTAGCAGAACTATTTGGAAAAAATTCTGAATCATAATTTACTGTAACTCCACCAAGCTCATATCCATCCCTTCTAGGATTAGGACAATTATATAATAATCCACGAGCGCTTTCTCCATTTTTGCTACGTTGAAACATATAAGAAGTATCAGATATATTTTTACTTAAAATACATACTTTATCTACCCAATTATCAGCATTCGCGCCTGTAAACATTTGAAATAAATTAGTTGCTGACTCTGGAATTATATAATAATCTAAAGAGGTTTTCATTTTAGAACAGCTATGAAAACAAGCAGTTAGATCTTGTATTGTTGGTGGAAGCTTTGGAGGATATTTTAATGAGGTGCAGTTATAAAAACAATAGCACATACTAGTAACACCAAATGGAATTACAGGAGGCTTTTCTAAATTAGTACAATTCTTAAAACAATTATCTAAACTAACTAATTTATAAAATTTTCGTGTAGTAATATAATATACTGTACCAAATAAACC